TCGCTCTTGGAATAACACTCTTAATGTTGATTTTGACATCATCACTAAAGAGGGAACTTTCCCATCAGAACCTGAGAAGGACTACGAAGTAATCCACCGCCACTCATACAATGAGATGAAAGAGGAAATGGAAAACGCAATTCGTATTCTTAAAATGACAGATGAGGAAGTAGTTAGCACTTCTACTTACAATGCTGTTGCTCGTTACCTATAACTAAATAACGAAACAGGGGCAGTTTAGAGAGTGTTCTCGCCCAATGTCGTAAGTAAGAACTCTCACAATTTTCTCCCCTGCGTTCCACGCTATTTATAGCAAGAGTCCCCTGGGGGGATTTCGCCAGGCTGATTAGGGCGATAATAGAAATACTATAGAGCAGGGGTACTGCAGCCCCAAAGAAGCAGACATCCTGAGCAGGATCCAAAAAGGCTCCCCGCAAGGGTCCTTGACAATTGTCAGTGGTACCTAGTACAATTAATTTAAACAACAAACAGAAAGAGGCCCCCATGGACCAGAATACAATATACCCAACAGTCATAAATGCAACAGAAGATTTTCTTAAGTCAGAAATTGCAAAGAAAGATGAACGTATTGCTCAACTTGAAGAGCACATTCAAAAAGTAACTCAGCGCTCATATGCGGATTCTGCAGACCGTAACCGTCTAACAGAAGCAATGCAAGAATGGACACTTGAAGCGTTGGCCCAAGGTTCAATTAATGAAACAGAAGCAGAAGAAATTGCAGAAATTGTTGGCTTTGATTTAACAAAAGAATTTGAAGTTGAAGTCACAGTTATGTATTCAGTCACCGTTAATGCACGTGACGAAGAGTCTGCACAGAATGCAATTCATGATATCGATTTTGATACCGTTGATTACAACAGTGATTCAATTGCTTATCTATCATCTTCAATTGATAGAGTAGATTTTTAGTAGGGGGCTACTAAATAGACATGTCGGATGTCTCTAAACTAGGCAAGGGACCTAAGCACGTCCACGTAAACTGCTTTTTTGTTTTAAAATTTGCCAGCCCATTTTTTTAGAAATGTCAAATGAAACGCCGATGTGTTTAAGATCACACCTAAAAATGTCCATATTGTCTATGTTTAACTATACCGATTTGCATATGTCAGCCCAGACTGCTACACTTAGAATATCAACAACAGAAAGAAGGAAAATCGTGGCTCACGACTTAGAAACACAAAACGGCGTTGCATCTTTTGCATCATTCCGTGAACCTGCTTGGCACGGATTGGGAACAGTCTTCACCGAGGAAAAAACAACATCGGAAATGCTTTCATTAGCAAATCTTAATAATTGGAATGTTCGCTTAGAGGATTTGGAAACCCCTACACATTTAACAAGCGACAAGAATTACCAATATGTATTGCGAACAAATCCTACCGATAACTCTCAGACCGACATTCTTGGTGTCGTTGGTGAGCGCTATCACGTTCTGCAGAATGAAGATTTATTCTCATTCGGTGATAACATTCTTGACGGTGGTGGTCGTTGGGAAACTGCTGGTTCAATTAAGGGTGGTCGTGTTGTGTTCGGTGCTTTAGCACTAGAGCGTGAAACAATTCTTGACCCTAATGGTGTAAGCGATAAGGTAAAAACTTATTTGCTCATCAACACATCTCACGATGGTTCTATCGCTATTCAAGCAAGTATCACACCCGTTCGTGTTGTATGCGCTAACACTCTTAACCTTGCTCTCGGTGGCGTAGGTCGTAAGAAGAATAAGGGAATCAAGCAATCATTCAAGATTCGCCACACACAAACCGCTAATGGTAAAGTTCAAATTGCTCGTGAGACTCTTGGTCTTGCTAACGCATACATGGACGAATTTGATATTATGGCAAAAGCCATGATTGAAAAGGAAGTCAATGCGATTGATTTCAACAAAATCATTCTTGCTGCTTATCCTAAGCCTGAAAAAGATGCTAAGGGTGCTTTCAAGAAATGGGAAAACAAGGTAGATGTCATCAACGATATTTACACTGGTGAATTTAATGGAATGATTGCGGGTAATGCGTGGGGTGCGTTCAATGCACTAACTGAGCGCCTTGACTGGTATCGTTCTGCTCGTGGTGGTTCTAACGAATCCATTCTCGCATCAGCATCAGGATTTGACCCTGCAATTAACGCAGAAAAAAATCGTTTGCTAAAAGTTGTGCAAGGCGTAATGTCTCTCGCATAATAAAAAATTCCTGAGCAAGAATTAAAACTGCTCCGCATGGTCCGTTAGAATAGTTGGTTAGTTCGCCACCCTGTCACGGTGGAGGTCACGGGTTCAAGTCCCGTACGGATCGCAATTAAATAAATATGCATCGCAGTGCATAAACGGGCCAGCCATGTGATCAAATTCACATTTTTAAATAAATTTGATTACGTAAGAACTTGACATTTCCCGAAAACCATGCGACAATTAATACATGACCCAAACAATAAGAACTATTGACGAATTAGTCAATGAGATGTACATGGACAATGAGGCACATCTCGAATACATGGAGAACATGAACGGTGGGGATTGTGATTGTAACATCCACACTACCTTAAATACAATTGTCAAATACTGGTGGGATGAAAGGGAATGATGTTAGGATATACTAAAATAGAGTTAGATGAAATGATTAACTCAGTTGGTACCGCTCATGATTACACAACAGATAAAACTGTTTCTGATGGTTTGGCTAAGACCTATGCATTCCTCCAGGGGCTATGGGCAGAAGGGTACTTTGACTAATGTGGACTAAGTTTACTTATCTATGTACCGACTGTGATGCTCTTATAGAGATTACTGCATCTGTTGAGCCTCAGATTGATCCCGCCTGTATTTGCCATGCATCATCACATGTAATCTTATTAAACAAGTTTGATGCTACTGTTACTCATGTAGACGAAGATCCAACTCCTGACTATGAACCTGTGATTAAGGTCACACCCTCTCGGCTTGTAAAAATCAACTCAAACCCCTATAATTAATATATGGACCTAGAAACCTTTAAGCAATACCTAAACCTGCACCTTATAAGTCTTGAACAAGACCTTGAAGAAAACCCTGCTTCTATTCATGTGGTAGATATTGAGGGACAAATCTATGCTGTTAAACATCTGATTGAGGTTATCAATGAGCGATAAGTATCCCTTCATCCCCGACTATTTAACTAAAGCATTAGAGGACACATCTATACCACTAATAGATCTAATGCATGGTTACTTAAAGCAAGAGATGTTAGTAGTTGAAGAAGAGATGAAAAATAACCCTGATAGGTTTTTTCAGGGGTACATAGAGGCCTTGACAAATTGCTATGTTATGACCTATAATTTATCTATAGACAGAAAACACATAGAGGAGACCCAAGTATGACCCCACAAGAAAAACTTAAACATCACATTGATGAATCATGGGATGTGTATGTTCGTCTACATAAGGCTGAGATTGAATCAGGTTACGATGATGCAATGGATGGCTTTGAACGTAAAGAAGCAGAGGGCTACGCATGTGGTCTTGAAGCAGCATATCAAATAGTCTATGGTGAAATCTACGAGGGAGAAGCAAGAGATTTTGACCCTTATGAATTTGAGGATTCTTTAAATGGATAACTTCATTGAAATGGATTTTGATGAGTGGTTTGATAAATACAAGCCAATCCCTAATAATATAGACAAGAATGCTTCATTCGATGGACACATGTTTGAAACATATGGAGCAGAGGTAGAGTTTGTTAAGAAGGCCCACCCTGATTATATCTGGATGTATGGGGATGGAGATGACGGTGGTACCTATATTTGGAGTGGTTGGCATTTTGTTAATCGAATAGGATACTTTATCACTGAGGTACCGTGCCCACCTGACACGACCATTCAGGTCTTGGTTGGTCATAACTGGTTTTATTGCGAGAATTGTCAAGCAGAGTTTGAGGACCCTGATAATATAATCAGAGATGCCTTTGATGAGCACGATTTGGAAAAATGTCCTAACTGTGCTACACTTGATGAAATGACCCTAGTAGGAATGGATAAAAAATGAAAACATCAATTAGTGGGCTAACATACATTGGCTCTTTCTCAGTAGACTCAGGACAAGCAATTGTTGGTGACCCTTGCTACCTTGACGAATGGAAATCTTGGGACGACAAGGAACCATTTGAAAATCACCCAAAACATCAAGGTGAGTATGGCTATCTTGGTGCCTCAAACGCAACATTAACTGAAGGCTTTGGTGACTTAGGTATTGGTCGAGCCGTTGCCTTCTCTACTGGTTATGGTGACGGTATTTATCCTGTCTACGCAGAACTAGACGGAACTCGTGTTCTAAAGATTATTATTGATTTTGATAATGAAGATGAGGATGATGAATAATGCCTAAGTATATTATAACTGCAACACGAGAAACTTACTATGAGATTGATATTGACGCTGACAGTGAAGATCAGGCTATAGCAGAGATTGAACGTATTGAACGTGATGAAGATATTGAAATTTATGCCAGTGACTGGTATCCTTTAGAAGTACAATCAGTTGAAGAATTAGACGAAGAGGAATAAAATGGGAGCACGGATTAATTACGTATTCAAGGATTCTCTAGAGGGTCCTAGTGTAGTACTTTATAGCCACTGGGGACAGGATGGCTGGGAGACTGACATTGCTGCAGCGCTAGAGCATGCCAAACCCCGCTGGTCGGATTCTTCATATGGCACCCGCATGATGATTAGTTATCTTATTCAACACAATGTATTGGATGAGACTGGATTTGGTATCTATGCAGTCAATGGCGAGAACTATGACCTAGGTGAACAAACCGTAGTTATCGACTTTGTTAATAAGACTGTTACTGATAATGTACCTGTATCATGGGATAAATTTGTGGCCGCTTATTCGCCACTTATCAACGCCTAGAGAGGGGTCTACTAGGCTGATACAAAGGTGGGGCGTAGGACTGTTGCCTGTCTTGCGCCCCCCTTACTTTTTTGGTATAATGGAATAGAGGAGAGATATGACTTACAGTCTACGCAGAAAGCCTGAGATGACTAAAGAGATTCGTTACGCAGAAAGAATTGCCAAACTCCTCAACGAGGATATGGGATTAAACCTAGAAGCGGTTGGATTTCATTTAGTTCGCAACAACCCTATAATTTCATACAAAAGACTAGAAGTTTTGAGTTTGATGGCAGGGGAAGAATATGATACACTTATGGAAGAGATGAAAGGTAATTAAATTATGGCAACACCTAGCGCAGACAAGGCAGCAATACTATCCCAATTTTGGATGGAATTTAGAGATGACGCAGCACTAAAAGAGTTTGTTGAGTTCAATGACATGGGCTTACCATTAGCATTTTTTATTGCATCAGGAATTGTACAAGAGTCACCAATGTCAGAAACTTACATAGCAGAAACATTTGATTTATTTTTAATTGCTTTAGAAATCACTGAAGATGAAATTGAAGGTTTGCAATCGCTTAATGAAGTATTAGATTATGCAAGATCTAAAAAAGAAGGCGACGTCTAACAAGTTTGGCACACATCCTGCTACGGCAGGAGTGGCGCCAGCCACACTATCATATCAAACCATATTTGTCAAACCTTATTACGAACAAACTTTATTTTTTCCAGATCGCTGGCTCAAACAATTTTTGTAAAACTTTATTACGAAATTGAAAAAATTTTCCAGATTCATGGTTTATTACGAAAAGTCTAAAATTTTCCAGATTCCTAGCCAAACCTTATATCATACAAACCTTTGTTTGTCAAACAACATATAAAAAATAATATATAATGTTATACTGTATATATGTCTAGAGATCACTTTGCAAAGATGTATAAAAGCACATCAAAAAGGCATGATTCTTTATCTGACTCAGAGCAATTTAATTCTGATGTCAAACATCTATGTGGTATGTTGTATAGTGTTATAACTCTTAAGGCTTTCTTTCCTAAATCCCCTGCCAGCGCAATGTCTAATAATACTATCGAAGATCCCGCTGCAGTCGGGGATCAAAAAGAATAACCAAACCTACCATAAACAAACACTATAGTATCTGAAACAAACCTTTTGAATTGTTTTGGATATTTTTTATATCTTTTGAAATAAAACATTACGATAATAAAACATTTTTCCCCAAATTTGGATATTTTGTCATAGTGTTTTGTATCAAAACATACTTGACAAACACAATTGTTTGGTATATAATGCATGCCCCATATATGATTTGACAAAGGTTTGGATATGTGATAGGAGGTTTGGATGTTTGGGGATAGGAGAAAGATTGTTTGGGCATTACGAAGCGCCCTCTTAAAAATGTTCCAGTCTCCACTATCCTCCACTTCACTCCACTTCTAACATATCTAATAATGTTATCAGTAACATATTTCTGTGGATAAACCTGTGGATAACTTTATGCTATGATAGATACATGCCTATCGTATTATGCTTTGACTGTGGGGGTACTTATGAAGTTTCCTATGGACAAGAAAAGCCAACCAAACAGTGCCCTAAGTGTCATGGTATACTGAATAAATGAAAACAACATATAAATGTCCAGAGTGTAAGACAACTATCGCTATCTCAACAACAGTTCATACACTACCAGAATCAATTATCTGTCCTTGTGACGCAGTAATGCCAAAGTCATAAATTACCTTTAATTGACTTATTAACCAAACGGATCAAACTCTTCTTACTTATTCGTGATGCATCAAATGTCTCTGTATAACCACCTTGTGGCATATCTTCCTTACTTAAAAATGGTTTATGTTTCTTACTAAGTATATCTATTACTATGGATTCTATGGCTCTTGCCTTATCCCGTTCGAAAAAATGCCAATAGGCTACTAATACCCACCCCTTGGTCTTGTGTGCTGCAAACCTCTTGCCTGATATGTCTGATATGCCTACCTTAACAGCCTTGTGAATAGGACTGTATAAAATATATAAAATTGCCTCATCCATAGGTTTATGGTATCATTGTTATATGGTATGCACACATTCATATGAATTAGATCTTGATGGATTGGTAATTTGTGCTGTCTGCAAACATGTAGTTGATGAACCTAAAATATATCAAAATGTAGATATTTTTGAAAGTCAAATGAGTTTTGAGGAATAATATGGAAAATCAAGAAAAATGTAAAAAGTGTGACTTACCAGCAAAATATAATGATATTGATGAAACTGAAGATGGCAAGTATGAGGTAGTTGGTTTTTGCCAATGCCATTTAAAAAACTATCTAGTTTCTTAATCTATAGATACTACTATATTTGATCCTTCAGAACATTTATTGCAGTAAGACTTAGGCTGATCCTTATATCTTTCTTTATACCCTGCTAGGATAATTTTGCCCTGTCTCTGTAATTCTAAATGCTTGTCATCCATATATCCATACAGAATTGGTATTAATTTACTATTGCATATTGGACACATAGTATTAGTTTACCATATTGACTTATACGGTGCTTTAGTATACAATAGTTATATAGGAGGTTTACAATGATTCATTCTTTATTTTTAATTCCCGCTTTTATTATGGGATATGTTGCTTGTTATGTTGCTATGACATATAAGGTTGATCAAAATGATTGATCTAGAAATACCAGATCCATTTACTGCTTTTCGTATTGAAAAGTATAATCGCACAAAAGGATTACGATACGACTTCTTTTCTGGTGAATGGGATGTGGAGTGTGCAGCCTGTAAAGAGCCTCTCAATGCCCCTACCAAAAAAATCATGAATAAGATCAGACTATACCATACAAGAAATGAGTGTCTTGGTGGTTGGTAAGTGTTGTACAATTAGCAAAGAAGATGATGCTTTTTGGGATACCCACCAAACCATGTCCGATGGACATATCTGGTGTGCTACCAAATCTATTGTAGATAAGGCTAAGGCTCAGGTTAAGAGTCGTTACGGAAATAAAAGGAGACATAGACAATGATGCATTTTGCACAAGGACTTATATGTGGCATGGTACTAATTACTGCCATTATCTGGTTTGCTACAGGATCAGATGAGTAAAGAACCTAAGATTGCCCAGATGGATTGGCGTAGCCTAGGCTATTGGCCTGTCTGGAAAAATGGAAAGAAAGTGTGGGTCCCTAAAGATGAACAACTTGACAACAATTCAGAAGACTAATATCCTTCCATTACGATGGATAGGAAATTTCTGTGGGGAATATGCTGGTAATCACCTTATTAAGGCTATTGATTTAGATGAAAAGTTAGATAGTCAGTTGGGGCTACGATTTAAATACCATGCAAAAATGTGGAATTATCTTAATAAGCCTTACCAATGGTGGGGAACATATTACAGCATAGATATGGATGCATGGAAAAAAGATTTAGATCAGATGAAGTTGGATATGTCTGGTGATGGCTGGAATGATTACGATGAATTTGGTGTAGCATATTGGGATAAAGAAACAGATAGCGAGTCGAAGGACTCGTAGGTTTGTTTTAGCATCTCTATTTTGCGCCGAACTTTAAACCGCCGTGCTATACTTATTATAAACAAAAGGAGAAAAAATGACATATATAGAACCAAAACCACACAAGTTTTTTGAAAGACATTTAGATAATAACCTAGATGATTTGTCAAAGTATTTGCTAAAGCAATACGAAAGAATTGAAAAAGGCGAAATCATAAAGGGCAAACTTTTTACAGACGGAATGTTTTCTGAAACAAATAGTGACTCAACAATGCACTGGCGTAGTTACAATGCTTTTCAATTTTATAATCAATCTATCAATAAACTTTATAAAGAAGTGGTTTCCATGGCTAAAGAAGCATGTGAATATCATGGAATAAATTTTGAGGAACAAAACTATTATACTCAATCTTGGTTTAACATTAATTATTCAAAGACTGGTAAGTTAGATTGGCATAATCATGGTAAAGGAACAGAAGGTGCACCATTTTTTCATGGTTACTACTGCGTAAGTGCAGAGCCATCAAACACTCACTACAGGGTTAGAGGTAAAGAGATCGTAAATGTAAATAAAAATAACCGTGCAGTGCTTGCAGAGATGAACTATCCTCATGCTATGGCAGACTGGGACTGGGATGGTCCACGAATTACAATTGCCTATGATTTGGTTCCACTAAAATATATTGTTAAAGAGTGGGAACAACACTGGATTCCAGTTTCATAGTATATGAATCTTTCATCTGAACTAAAAAACAATAAAAAAACAGCCTATATTTTTGATGTTGATGGAACATTGGCAAATGTTGATCCATTTTTGCATTATGTTCGTGGTGACAAAAAAGATTACGATGCATTTCATATGTCATCAATTGATGCCTTGCCAAATATAGAGGTTGTACAGATGCTAAATAATGCTGTTAGCGACGGCTATTCTATTCTTATTGTTACTTCCCGTAAAGAAAAATGGAGAGGTCTAACATCCATGTGGCTTGCTGTGAACAATATACGATCTCATGCACTTTTTATGAGGGAAAACCATGATAATCGATCAGACTATGAAGTTAAAAAAGACATCCTTAATAATATAAACAAACTATGGGATGTTATACATGCGGTTGACGACAATCCTCATGTAATTAAACTTTGGGAAGAAAACAACATAAATACAACAAAAATTGGAGATTGGGATGGAAGCCGTTAGCAATTTAGTGCTGTATGGTGTATACTTATTAACATGATAACAATTCTTTCAATTTTAATTACATGGTATGCTACTAAGATTTTTTACACAAAATCTTTTAATTTAGATGTCAAAGATTCTGGACTTTCTGAGGCTGTTTGTGTAAGGTGTGCAAAACGCTCATTTATATACCCACAGAACCTTAGAAACCCATACTATTGTCCAACTTGTGAATAATTATAGGGTATAATACTAATATGTTCATAAATGATCCTAACCTAGAAACCATAATAGATGGTGTTTATATTTATCGCAATTTTATTCCAGCCAAATTAGTAGCAAAAATTAATGGCATAGCCAATGATAGAGTAAATATTGGACTTGATGAGTTCAACAGTTTAATTCCATGGTACCGTGATAAAAGCACATCAGAAATACCTCAACTCTATGAGGTTTGGGAACTTATGTCAAAGTTTTTGCTTCCAACCCATGTTATTCACCCAATGCTTCACTTAAACATTATGCGTCCTGGAGATGGTGAAATGTTTGTTCATGAGGATAGCCCTGGAGAAGGAAATGAGCACACACTAACAAACGTAGATAGATGGTCAACTTGTTGTTTATTAGACTACGGAGTTATCACTTATTTTGGAGAATTTACTGGAGGAGAAACATTTTACCCAGAACTTGGAGTAGAGGTTGCTCCACAACCAGGAGATATGATTATTCATGGAGCACATTCAAAGCATAAGCATGGAGTTAGAGAAGTAACTTCTGGAATTAGATATGCTTTTTCTAATTTCTCTCTTAAACCAGAAAAAAATCCTGGAACGTTTTCAAATTATGGAACAAAAGAACACGAAGAACAACTATCTAAAGGACTGGATAAATGGATGACACCATATATTCACAACGATAGAGAATATGCAAAATTAGAAGATTAATTCTAAAATAAAAAGGTTGGTTTTAAATGAAACAATGTACTTGTGGAAGATCAAAGTCATATCCTTATTGTGACAATACACATAAAATAAAAAAAGAATCTTTAGAAATAACTAATTCTGAAAATAAGGATCAGCAATAATGATTTGACAATCTTTTACTGAGATGCTAAAATATAATTATGGAAAAAGAAAATATAAGTCAAAAAATAAAAGATCAAATAATTAAAGAATATATGCTTAGATCTTATCATTGGACATTTGCAGTTTCAGGTTTGATCATTGGCTTTTTACTTGGTATCATAGCAGCAAAATAGCATGTTATGCACCAGTAGCCAAGTTGGTTAAGGCCCCGAACTCATAATTCGGTTATCGTAGGTTCAAGTCCTACCTGGTGTACAAAAGGAGTATTATGAAAAAGTTTTACTTGATTGGTGACTGCCATAGTGCAAGAATTTTGGAACATCACAAAAGAAACAGTTCTAACATTGATCTAAAAATATGGGGACGTCGTGGATTAAAATGTTTTGGACTAGACCTTGAATCAATGAATCAAAATAAAGATTTATCTTCTGGAACAGAGGTAGGATGTGGCGATTTCAATACACATGAAGAAACAATTTTAAAGTTTGATGAAGTAAAAGATGATGGTGTAATTGCTGCTTGGATTGGCTATGTTGACATTAGACAGTTTTTGCCAAAGTATAAAAATACTCAAGAAATTGTAAAAACTTATGTTGAAGATTTGCTATCTTTTTATCCTAAATCACAAATTTTTTTTATTGAACCACTTCCGCAATTTACAGAGATGTTGTTAAAGTATGAAGGAATAAGCCCATCTTATACTTATGAAGAACGTCTTTTACAAAACAAAGAGTTTATATATTATCTAAATCAAGAAATAAAAAGTAAAAATTTATTGAGTCCAATAACTCAAGAAGAAATATTAAATGCTGTAGGTGTAACAGAATTTACAACAGATCTAACACCAAAAGATAGGCCACATCCAGTAGATTCTCTTACACCAGAATTAATGAAAAAAATATATGATTTATTTATTAAAAGATTTGAAATGATGAATTCTTTATGATAAACTAGTATAGTATTGGGCTGTAACTCAGTTGGTAGAGTGGCGAACTGTTAATTCGCAAGTCGTAGGATCGAGGCCTACCAGCCCAGCAAAGCAAATGTTTTATTTAATACTAAAATGAAAAGGTGTTTATGTCATTTAATTCGAATGGATTTAAAGAAATAGGAAAAGATATTTTTTTGTGTAAAAATTTTATATCTAAAGAAAATGCACAAAAACTTTTTGATTTAGCAATGTCATACAGTGAAGATCAATGGTCTGATAAGGTTCATCATTCAATAGCGGAATTTCATGTTAAAGAATTACATAACTATTTAAAAGTATTAAAGGAAAGATTTTTAGATGATGTTGTACTAGATGAATACTGTTATTTTCAAAAATATGATATTGGACAACACATGTCAGATCATCAAGATGATAATAAAGTTTTAAAAGATATAGAAAAATCAAAAGATTATAAGGATGGCATGGAGTTTAACTTTGTGAACCAGCCAGTATATGGAATTGTTCTTTATCTAAACAAAAGTGATGGTGGAGAACTTTATTATGGTGAACAGGACATAACTTATTTTCCAGAGCCTGGAGATCTAGTTATTCATAGTGCAGAAAAACATTGTTTACATAGATCTAATCCTATACAGAGTGGTGTAAAGATATGTTCTCCAACATATGCGTACAAAAAAATAAAAGTTCCAGTATAAAGTTAAAAACAGGCATCTGTAACTCAGTTGGTTAGAGTACCTGCCTTATATGCAGAGAGCCGTAGGTTCAAGTCCTGCCAGATGCACAATTCTGATATAATGATTTTAGGAGGAAGAAAATGATTGATATAGTACCAATTGAGTTTACAAGCATTAAAGAAATAAAGGATAATATTAACTTTTATAAAAATAAGTTTATAGAAGATTCTGTTATTGTTTTAAGGGGAGCAAACCTAACACATGAGGAACATGTAGATTTGCATAAGTTCCTGGGAGAAAATTTTGGATGGTCAACATTTGATGAAGAAAATGGAGAAACTGCAAAATATATAGAGGATCATGGTCATAACAAAAACCTTAAAACATCTACAAAAGATGATGTAATGCTTAGTTGGCACATAGAGCATGTATATTACGAAAATCCAATTGTTGGAGCAACATGGAATATGGTTGTTTTTAATACAGACAACAATAATGGAAAAACATATTTTGTTGATTCAGAAAAACTTTATGAAAAGTTACCACTCAAATGGAAAAACTTTTTAAATAATTGTGTTCTTAGTCCTAATGATTTTAATCTTTCTAATAGTTTTAAAAACTACCTGCCTGTAAAAAATCACTGGATCACAAATAATCCAGTTATTAGAATGAAAATATCTTATAGCAATGAAGAAATAAATAGTCTTGTTTCTGTAAATGATCAAGAGCCAACCGAAGAGCACAAGGAGATATTTAAAGAAATTGCTGTATGGTTTGGTGATCAAGTAATGAATAACAAAGATATAAGATTAGTTCACAAATGGCAAAAGGGTGACCTTGTAATACCAGATATGTTCAAACTTGCACATGCAGTTACTGGTGGTTTTGATCCAATAGATAGAAAGTTTGTTGGAATTTGGGGATATCAAAATCCTAAATAAAAAGTGCGGATGTTGCATATTGGTAGTGCCTCTGCCTTCCAAGCAGAAGGGGTGAGTTCGATTCTCATCATCCGCTCCAAGGTCCCCATCGTCTAGAGGCCTAGGACATCGCCCTTTCACGGCGGTAACACGGGTTCGAATCCCGTTGGGGGCACAATACCGTTCCTAGATCGTCTAAAGGCAGGACAGGGGCCTTTGAAGCCCTTAATCGTGGTTCGAATCCATGTCTGGGAGCCCATGGGCCTAAAGCATTAAAGTGATGCTCAGGACTTTTAATCCTGAGAAGAAGGAGCGTTACCTTCTAGGCCTACTACACCTCTGTAGTTCAGTGGACAGAACGATGGACTTCTAAGCCATGCGTCGCAGGTTCGATTCCTGCCAGGGGTACAAATGTTAAATATAAAAAAGAGACTCTAAAACATTTAGCCCACCTGCGCCAACATGTCTTGCATTTATCTCATTATCTATTTTTGATATAAAAGTTGGTATTGACGCAACATTATATTCTTTTAATTTTTCTATATTTGAATCAACGTCTATTTTAATATACTCAATGTTTGGGTTTTGATATAAAAAATCTTCAATAATTGGTTGCATCTTTTTGCAAGGGGTGCACCATTCACCAGTAAAATGAATTAATTGCTTATTCATTATTGTTTTGGATGTTTGACAATGTAAGGCTCAATCTTTGCCTTGATGGTTCCATCTTTACGCATCTTGACAATCCAACCATCTTTAATTTGAGTATCATTAAACGATCCCGCTTTTTTCTTTGGCATTATCTAAATAACCTATCTGTTCGTGTTTCTTTTGTATAATCTTTTCCAAATTCAGCAAACAAAGACTTATCTTTTTCACGATTAACAATTCCTCTTGACCATGAAAATCCTGCATCTCCGCCCCATGCAAGCCACATAATGTATCCGTTAGAAGGATTTGCTGAGTTACCCCAGTCCTTACCCTTTTTATCTACTTCATGGCGTGAGAAGTATGAGTACATCCTCTTAACAGTACTAAGAGAGATTGATTCTCCTCTTGCTAACTGCCCTGCACGAGTCCAGCCAACTGCAGTTCCTGCACCGTTAGCCTTTCCATCTTCCTTAAACTTAATTGCTCTACGAGCAGCAGATCTTGCTCCTGCTGGTGGTGAGTATCCTTCAGCCTTAGACATCTTTTCTGTATCTTTATAGTCTTCTAAACTAATGTTTGGCATGTTAATTCTACTTATATCAGACATCAAAGCACCAATAGAGTAAGGTGTGTAGTAGTATGTTCCATCTTCTTCTTCAAGCATTCTAACTGCAACTGCTGGATTATCTGGAGTAGACTCAACAGAATAAGGATTTCCTGGCTGACCATATGTTCCGCCTTCAAGCATAACATGCTCTACTTGACCAACAACTGGACCTTCAGTTGTCATTGCAATAACAAAATCTCCTTCAACTATTGGTGCATCCATTTTTGTTACTGGAATACAATTAGGAACCATTCTGCCATTATCTCCTGGCTTCATACCTCTTTGTGTATATCCTTCCCAACAAGGATCTGCTTTACCAATTTGTGCATCATACATAGCCATTTGAGTTTCTGCATCCAATCCCCCACCACATTCAGGACAAGATGAACATGGAATATTTTGCTCTATGCACATTTCACACTCACACTTTTGATAAGTGTTAGTTGGCATTATTGGATTTTCTGGAAGCGGTGCATTGGCTTTCATTTCTGACATACCATCTTCATCTGGTATTGGATTTGCACATACTGGACAATCTGGGCAATCTACATTCATTTCTTTGCAGGTTGCACAATCGCATCCTTGATATGTTGATGGTGCAATAACTTCTGAAGTAATTGATTTACCAAACGCAGAACCAGCCCAAATACTTACACCAGGCTTATTATGTATTCCAGGTCCTGTAGGTCTTGATTGATTTAAACTATATTGTGGCTTCTTCATACCAACTGATGGATTAATGTGTGATGAAGGGTTTGCTGGTGTTGGATCAGTTATAATTGCATTGTAAGATACATCCATTGGTGTGTCAGACATTAGTCGTTGCCAACTTCTTTAAGTGATGCAGATAGCATCCAATGCCATCTCTGATGCATGTCCATGCGTTCTGCAAAGAAGTTTGCAATTGCATGTTGTCTATTTTGTGTAGCAAGATCAACAGCATCTGTAAGTTTTGCAAGAACCATATCATTAGCCATAAGTAAATCTGCAGACATCATCATTGGATCTGAAGTAACATCAGGCTCTCCAACTTCATTTAATACAATAAATCTTGATAGTTTAAATGGTGCATAGGCATCTAACTTACGAAGCCACTCTGCATATGTATCTGTTGCTTCATCGTAGTCTGTGTAAATATTTTCAAATAATTCATGGTACTGAAGAAAATCATCGCCTTCTACATTCCAGTGATACCCATGAGCCTTAAGTTTAAGGGTAATATTATCTGCAAGCAGCACTTTCAGTAGATTAACTAGTTCTTCCATGATATGAGTATACCATATTTCTTAGTGTATAATAAAATAATGAATATAACTAAACCATATAATAATGATATTTTTATAGTTGAAGATTTTTTGACAGAACAAGAGGTAATAATCCTTGAAAATCTTATTAAAAAATCTAAAAAAGAATATATTAATGATAGTATAACTAATGATTATTTTAAAGGGAAATTAATTAAATTTAATTCAGATCAATCCTTGGGGGATGAAGTAACCTCAATAAATGCAAAAATATATCAAAGAGCAATATCTTGCATTGAGGGAATAACTAACAATAAATATGAGTATACCCATATTGATTCTATAATAAAAACAGGTGGTTCTGGAATGCCACCACATTCTGATGACAGCCCATTAGTAGAAGATTTAACAACAGATTATGGTGTTGTAATATATTTAAATGAAAACTATACTGGTGGAGAAATATATTATCCTAATCTAAATATAGAGTTTAAGCCCAAAAGAAAAAGTTTAATCATTCATCCAGGAAATGTTGAATATTCTCACGGTGTTAAAGATGTAATAAATGGAGAAAGATACTGTATTACATTCTTTGCTTTTACAAGAAAATAAGCAGTTTATAGACGACTGCTCAGGTCTATTAGCCACGAAGATTCAACTCCTGCCAACCCTCCACTCATAGGAGCATCCGTTATTAAAACTTTCTTAAGGTCTTAAGCGGAATAATACTTATTATACTATAATTTTAATAGGCAGTTTTTTACAGTCATGCCTAGGACTATACCAGTTTTTATTGTCGCTGTCTCCCCCGACAAAATCTGCGACTCCTCAGTGACGAGGTGCAGAAATATATTGTACTACTGAATTTCAATAGTTTTTGGCAGTTTGTCTTCTGGAATCTGTTTTTCAAGTTTAATATCCAAGATACCATCCTTAAATTCAGCCCCAACTACTTCAACAAACTCAGGAAGAGTGAAGATATCTGTAAACTTACGAGCAGCAATGCCCTTATGTAGATACTCTGCACCCTCTGGTAATTCAGCATCCTGTTTTTCGCCCTTAATTGTAAGTTTGCGATTATCTAGCAATACTGAAACATCATCCTTAGAGAACCCAGCCAAAGCAAATGAAAGAATATATTCTTTGTCATTTAGTTTGACTTGATTATAAGGTGGATAGTTTGTTGTTGTTGTTACCTTCTGAAAATTTGAGAAGGTATTAAAAAATGGATCATTAAAAAGATCCAGTGCTGTTTTTACCATGTTATTCCCCTTTCAAGCGAATAAGTTAATTTACCCCCCATATGGGCAGGTATAAATATTATAGCATAGAAAAACAGGCTAGTCAAATACCCTAGCCTGTCAATCTAATTTATTATTTCTTTGCTGCAGTCTTTTTGCGAGCAGGAGCCTTCTTTACTGTAGCCTTCTTTACTGCAGCATCGACAACTGCTACATCTGGAAGATTTCCAAATGCCGTATCATTTGGATTAATTGCTCTCAATGCTACTGGTGCAATTGCAGCCAATAGTGAGTATGCAAGAGTCTTAGGATCTGTTACCCCAGACATGTATAGTGCAAGAGCAGCACCAAGAACTGATCGTCCATATGATGCAAGCATTGCCTTTAGTTGTGTTGTATTCATTGTATTCCTCCTAGGATATTATATTAGTTATTAATGTGAAACCAATCCATAAACCAATAATTCCTGCGACTCCCGCAAAAACTGGTGGTGCTGGTACTGGTAATTTGAATGCAGCAAATACTATGCCACATCCAAAACCTGTTAGTATTGATAAAACAATATCTTTCATTAATCTTCCTTTGGCAATAGTTGTTTTAATTGATCATAAGAATCAGCAATCTTTTTCATAGAGTAGTAGTTTGGACCCATTGAAGTAAGATCACTGTACTCCTTAAAATATTTAATTTCTGGTTCAATATCACTAATAAACTTATTTAGACCAACCTGAACTTCTTCTATGTATTTAAATGCATCTTGTCTTGATTGTTCAACAAAATTTAAAAATGATTTATTAGTATCATTATTAATTTTTTCAACTATAATGTTTTTATCTATATTGCATTGAATCAAATCACTTTTAATATTATTTAGTTTATGATTTGTTATAAAAAGTTTAAATGCTATAAATGTAAAAGAAAACGCAAATACAAAAAAAGAAATAAAATCAAGAATCATTGCAACTTGCCCCCTTCTCTAACTAATAAAACAATTGCTCCATTGTCTTCTAATGCTTTTTTTACACGAATCATATATTCGACTGCAGAAATACGGTCCTCTACTGTTAATCTCATAAACTCTGGCTCACTGGCTTTTACGGTAATAAAGTGTTCATTGTCTACAAGAGTAAGGTTAAAGTTTTTAGGCGCATGAATAGAATGAAAGGCTCTTTTCATTTGATCTGTATACATCATTCTCCTTTTACAACTGGATCTAGTCTGTCCCAGCAACCCTTTTCACTGCCTTGAAAAACTTGACCAGTTTCTCTATCAATTAAAAGCCACTTATTTGGAGATTTTGTGTAAACTTTAAGTTCTATTGCTGAATCAAGTTCATCAAACATAAAAGCATCTCTCATTTACGACCCCATTTAATCTTATTCCACCCACGCTCATGAAAATAATAAAGGATAGTTTTTGTTAGCACTTCAAAACCCGCAATTGATGCTGCAGTGATTGCTTTGTGTGTTATAAAATATGACAATACAAAAGTATCTGCAGTTCCAACTATGCGCCATGTGATTGCCTTTAGTGCTGATCTTTGTTTAGTTACATTCATTGCCCTGCCCCTATAGCCAACCAGGACAAAACTTTTTTTATTTTAGAGACCCATCTCTTTACGTTTTTGCGTAGCGCTAATAGCATGAATGTCTGCCCCCAAATCTACTTGTTCAATCTTATATCCTACATCACGACCATACACAATGTTAGTAATGTTGGGTAGTCTTAATACTAATGCTCCATCCATAAATTCATCTTTGGCAATATACTCTTTTACCTGATCAAACCTAAGTGGATCTTTTTCACTTGTGTTATAAGTATTACGGACTCCCAATAGTACTTGCTCTGTTCTTTTCCCCGCCTCTTTGTAAAGAGCATGGTGTCCTTCATGCCATGGTTGATATCTACCAAGCATTAGGGTTGTAGGGGCTGTCCAGTCATGTAACTGGCAAGCAGCAAGTATAAGTTCTACCTCTTCCTCTACTGTCATTCCACAAGGAATTCTAATATCACAAGACTCTGGGTCTTCCCACATCTTGTTTGTGTCTTCAAATCTTCCAGATTCAATTCTGTCTACCCAGATTAGTACGTCTGGCTTACCAAATGCTGCACGGGTTAAATCTGTTGGACACACAAAGTCAACAACTACTGGAGCAACCCCTTGCTTTGCAATCAGTCTTGCCATCTCACCCATGCGTCGGGCTTGTTCAAGTCTATCTTCAGGTGTAAAACCTAAGTCAGAGTTTACTGTTGCACGAACCTCATCTGCATTTAGATGAATTGCATTAATTCGTTCCTTTAATGCTTTTGCAAGTTCTGTTTTACCTGAACCTGGCAGCCCAATAATTTGAATAATCATTCTTCTTTTCTCCAATGAATATAAGATCTTATGTATATTGTAGCATAGGCAACTGCCATTGCTATAAAACCATATTGTTTTGTGGCTAGAGCATACATAATCCATAGGCATTCATTAACGCAAAGAATTAGCCAACCCCAAACTGTTTTTTGTCCAACTAAAAATATTCCACAAACACCTATAACTGCTAGTACCCAAGACCACATATTATAAATCCATCGTTAGATATTGCCAAGTATTAGCCCAATTTTCTTTTGTTTTGTGGCTATTAAATTCTTTAGATATTGATCCACCCTCTAAATAAATACCACCCCAAACTCCCCACTCCTTACCAGAAATTCCATATGCAAAACATGTTTTTGCAACTGGGCACTCAGAGCATAATTTATCTATTGCTAACCTTAGATCAACTTCTTCTTCGTATTTTTCAAAGAATATATTTGTATCATATTCGAAACAAGAACCTTGATCCTTCCAAGAATGTTTATTCATGCTTAATCTACAAACTTATCTGGTATATCCCAACCATCTTTGCTTGGTTCAAATCTTTTTGAGATATACCAATTGCCATTAATGCATTTACCGAACTTAGAGGTTCGTGCACTTTCAGACTTTACAATGTTGAGAACTGTCCATCCATCCCACATTAATGATCTGTTCTTCTTTACTATGCTTTCCATTTTTTCAAGTTCTTTAATTTTCATAATAATTTCCTTTTTAATAGTTAAAAATTCCAACTTCAATATTTTTTTCTTGTGCTTCATATACTAATTTTGTCTTTGATTCATTTGGCTTAGATAAAAAAACAAAATAGTTTAACTGTTCCATATTTTCACTAATCCATGTTGGTGCAACTTTGTACATCTTAATTTTTTTACCACGAGACTTCATACTGCGTTCCGATAAATTAACAAATTCACTCACCATTGAATTGATGCCTGAAGGCCCAGCAGAATAAATATAAAAATATTCATCTGTATCTAAAAGATTAGAAAGAGCAACAGCAATACCTCTAAGAAAAATTTTATAATCATCAAAGGAATTAGTCCCCTGAACTCCCACTATCATTGTCAAGCCCTTCTCTAAGTTTGTCCATTATAAATAACATCTTATCTAATTGTACCTTATCCATATTCATTGTGTCAACTGTAGTTGTTGATTCAGCATCGATTACTCCATCTTCAACGGATGAAACATAAAAAATATTATTTTTAATCCAATAAGCAAAATTATCCACTATTATAACTTTTATGTTTGTTTTTCTTTCATACTCAGAAGACTGTGTTCTTCTTTGTTTTTTATTAAAGTTAGAATACTGAAGCAATGGTTTAACAATACTAAAAATATGACTTTGACTATACCTAATTTGCATAGAACTTTCTTTTTTATCTTCTTGCAAAAAAAATTTTCCAACAAAATAAATACTTATTAGTGTTATTAAAGATCCAACAAGATATTCCATCTATTCTCCAGGCTGAAGTTGCCAAAATCCTGGAGTCATGTACTTTGTACCACTAATCAATGTCTGTGATTCATGAAAGTATGGCTTCTTGGATGGAAAAACAACAATGCTTCCTTCTTTTGGTTTAATTAAAATATCCTGATCTTTAAAATAAAGTTGTCCGCCCTCATAATTATCATTTAAATACAAAACAACAGATATTGTTTTTAGTGGATCATCATCGTGAGAATCAACATGAGGCCCCATAGATCTGTCAATGTTGTATTTGCTTATAGATAATGGTGTTAGTTTTCCAATGTTTAGATCATCATGTTTTTTTGCATAATCCAAAGAAACATTAACAATTGCTTCATTTATTCTATTATAGATACTTATAGATTCTTTATAAAAAATATTTTTGTTATCAAATACTGATTCTAAAATTGTTTTTTGTGCTCCAAAAGAATAATCAGATTGATAGGCAACCCACTCTTTCCACTTAGTTATTGGAGTTGTCTCATCTGAAACTAAGTCTAAAGCCTCTATATCTTTTATTAATTGTTTAGGATTTTCTAAAACATTTTCATAATAATATATATTTGTTTCTAAAATATTAAGATTCATCAACTATTTCTCCAATCTGTATTAAACTATTTAAAGTTTCTTTATCTAAAAATTTTATATCTTCATCAAAATTTTTCATTTTATCTGTAAAATTATATAAAAATTTACCAGTTTCAATGTCTATGCCATAAATCTCAACACCACCCTGAAGGATTAGATCATTTATGACATCATCATTTTGATTCATTAAGGTTAAACCTATCTACTTGCCACTCTTTTTTCTAGCCTTAGCCAATGCATCAAAATCCTTAACCTTTGTATCTCCTAAGTATCCCCATGCATAGCCATCATTGATCATCATGTCATTAAGGGAAATGGTATTACCATCAACATATACCCAGCCCAGAATACGACCATACTTCTCAGACGAGTCAATCTTTTCAGTCTTAATCACAACAGACTTAGCATCCTTTATATGCTTCTTGAGGTACTCCTTAGCCTCAAGACCAAGAGTCTTCTCAGCAAGATCCTTTGTTCGTGACTCAGGGGTATCAATACCCGCCAATCTAACACGGGATGCAAATAGGATATCAAAACCTAAATCAATAAGAACGTCAATGGTGTCCCCATCTACTACATTCTCTACTTTTCTTACATAATATTCGTACATTGTATTCTCCTTAATATATACTCTATTATACTCTATTCAAATTAGAAAGATCTTTGACAAGACTGTTTACTTGTAAAAAATTATTGTCTGAATCAGTCATTGCAATCATTACATCTGAAACTTCTTGTTTGTTAATATTTAAAATATTATTTTTTATTTTTTCATATGTGCCATAAAATCTAGGATCCCACCCATGCTCTCCCGATTTTAATATAAAGTTTTCTGCTGCTTCTTCTGTATCCCTAATACAAATTTTAACCAAAACACCAATTTTTTTTAAATTTGGAACTTTTGTTCTTTTTTGTTCATATGCACCATACTCAAGAAATAAAATATCTGCATACTTTTTTGCTGATTCAAAGATAGCATATGAAGAACCACTAATTGCAATTTCTGCTAGGCCATTATTATTTTTTAAAAATATTCCTAAAAAATTATCAAGTGTTTGCAATCTTTCATCTTTAGAAATTTCTTTATAGTTATTACCAATGGCATGTGTTGGGGTTTTTTCATCTCCACCAATATTTCCAGCAATAAAATTTAACATCAATCTATCTTTATCAATAGAGTTAAATGCTTTGCACATCATTATACAATATTCTGGACTTATTGCATGAGTCCTTAAGGCAATGTTATATTTGATTTTTTCATTTTTTTTAATTATATTTGCTGACTGTATCCAACCATCTGGCTTATTTGAATTATAAACCATAAGTATTGAATAATAGCCACTAGTATCAAGTTCTGAAATAAAAGATTGTAAATCATATAAATTAAACTTTGAAACATTTCTATACATAAAATGAAAATCAAACATTTTATGTTACTTTACTTTTAGTCGTTCATCTACAATCGATATTGCAAAACTCATCATCTTACTATATCCCATAAGATCATCCATTATTTTATTATAATGGTGTCCACAAAACATCAAATTGCCTTTTATTCCAGTAACTTGAACCAATGCTTCGGCAGCACACTGATCGCATCTATCTGTTGCACCTAGCACCCATTCTTTATTTTCTACTATTGCATCAATCATCGTACTCATAGTATACTACCTCTTTCTATTATCAGTGGAATAAAACCCAGAACCATTAAAAACGGCCCCTACATTAGAGTATACACGAACTAGTGGTGTATTGCAAGTTTCACATTGATACCCTGGATCATTATCTGTTACAGATCTTTGTTTCGTATACCGTTTTGCACATGGCATACAGTCATATTCGTACAGTGCCACTTTAGTTTTTCTTCTTTGCTTTCACTGTCCAATAAGGAAGTTTTAGGTTGTCTCCGCCCCACTCATATCCTAGTATTTTAACAATAAACTTAATAATTTTAATACGCATTATTTAACTCCTTTCCCAAACTTTGCCCATATTCTTTCATGTACATAATATCCTAATGCTTCTACACCAATATAAAAAAATGCACCAAGGCTTGCATACTCCCAATCACCAGTAAATACATAAATAATACTAGCAAGAACTACAAGGTGAAATGTTTCCCAACTAAATGTTTTAATTGTTGACTTCTTAATTGATTCCATTTTATGCCCCCAAAATTTTCTTATATGTTGCAATATCAACAACACCTGTGACTGGCAACTTAGACTTTTTTTGAAAAGACTTAACAGCCTTATCGGTTACTGGTCCAAAATTTCCTTCTGCTGGTTCTACACCAAGAGCCATCTGAATCTTCTTTACAGATGATCCTTTTGCACCAATTTTAAACGACTTAAATTCTTTTTTTGCAGCATTTGCAGGAGTTATAATTGTTGGCTTAGTTGGCGCATCTGATGATCCTACCTTAGAAAGAAGTGGAAGGTTTTCTTCACCAGCATATACTGGACGACCCCAACCAACAATAGCATTCATTAACTTAGGCTTATTGTTCTTTACATATGCACGAGTCTTTTCTACACACATTCCTCCATTGCGCTGGTCTCCCTTTGCAGTTCCAGATGTATTCCCTTCAATAACTTGGATTGTTCCATCACCGTTGTTTTTAATGCAAAGACCAACATGTGAAATGCGATTTACGCCATCATCTGGAAAATCAAAATAGATCCAGTCTCCAGGGGTTGGGTCATCGTTACGAGCATCTGCCCAACGACCATCCTTTTTAAACTGATCTGCTGCTGCTACTGTTGATGCAGACTTCGGAAACTTTGCTACACCTGCTGTCATCGCACACCAAGAAACAAATGACTGGCACCATGGTTGGAAGTTTACCTTCATCCATGCTCCATACTTTGTTTCATTGTCCTTTGGACCCTCAATCGTTCCAATTTCTTTCTTGGCAACCTCAATAATTGCTTCTACTGATCCTTTTACTGCCATCTTTCCTCCTATTGTTTATAACTAATTATACCACTTAGTAAATATTACTATTTGGCATTTTTTACTAAATATTCTGCAACTACAGAGTAAAACTCATCTTCTGATATTCCAATGCTTGACCTTAATGCAGAATCTAAAGAGTTTTCATTTGATTTTGCAACAAACATTTTTGTAACCATTTCAAAATCATACTTATCAAATAAAGATTCAACAATAAGCATTCCTAATGAATACCCCATGCCATTTTTAAAACATGCTGTTCTATCTAGGTCAATTGTTTTTAATACGTCTACCCATTGCTGCTTGTTGTAGGTTTTAAACCCTGGATACATATTTGAAATTCTTTCAATTTCATTTTGTCTATTCTGTTTTACATCCATTGTTTTAGATGATATAGCAAGGCCAAGCGCATTTGCATGACCTTCTGTTATCCAGCATGTTGGATGAGGATTATTAAAAATTGATTTTTGATAAACATGAACTGCTTCATGGTTTATATTAATTTCATTATTATTATTAAATGTAGACTTTGATCCAATAAATGCATAAAAAAGTGCATATGGTACAGAGTTGGTTCCATACCCACAAAAAGACATACTTGTTATTGGGCAGTGCCCACTTGTCCACCAAGACAAGTCTGCAGAACTTCCCTCTAATGAAGCAGACGTTGACCTCCACCACTCGTAGTCTGATTCGCTAATTAGAACAATTGTTATATTTTTTGTTATAAAACTTGAATACAACTTAATGGATTCTTTATACTTTAATAATAGAGTGTCTGCAGCATCACGATTTACTGTTGGGCTATAAATAGCATTAATAGAAACATTGCTTTTATTAAAGTTTGATACTGATAGTGTTATTTTATTATAAAGTTTATCAATTTCTAAAATAGAGTTTTGATTATTGTTTGCTGTAGATGATCCATTAGATGTTATTGGTAACTTAATATTAAAATTTTGATGCCATTTTAATTTTCCATTTTGATCTTGCATGCATAGCAGTTCACCTTGGGAGTTACTAATTCTATCAAGTAATGTCGTGCACTCTGTCATATTCCTTGGATCAAGAGACACCTTTAGAATATTTGCTTCTTCAAGCGTCATGGTCTTTACTTCTTGTGTAGAATTAGTTATTTCTGTTGATGACTTTGGTGCCTCTAATTCTTTTACAGTTTCTACCGTGCTTGTAGTAGGTTTTTCTTCTTTTACTACAGGTGGCTTTAGTGCTACAGTAGGAGCCCACCTATATACACCATTAATCTTTTTACAAGTAAAACCAGAAACCGTTTTATTTAATTTACTTTTTGGACATGCCTTTAGTGTAGAAGCATTAGTAAATTGAATTGGCAAAAATATAAAAATTAAAATAATAGCAAAAAACTTTTTCATTTTTACTCCTTAATTTTAAAAACTACTTGGCAGGGATCTCCGCCATTTTCCCATTCTTGGGCCTCTTCGTCAGTCATGTATGGATCGCCATCATGAGTGTTACAAAACGGCTCTGTAATCCATCCCCGTTCAATTCCATTGTTTAACCAAATATCAAACTCTGCATAATCTTCTTCTTTTAGCATAATATAAGTATAGTCTTAAATGCTAACTATGTCAACTGGACCCATGCAAGATGGGTTAAATTTAATTGCTGCATTTACTGCTTGTAAAACTCTATTACGTGCATTTTTTTGTTTATCTGTTGCATACAAAACACCAAAAGCATATTCTGCTCCTGACCCCATAGCAAGATATGGAAGTGTGTACTTAGATAAAGACATATCAGCAGAACTATGTTCATAAATTTGTCCACGTACTGCAATTATTAAGCCAAGATCTCCATCTTTAGAAGTATCAACCCAAAACTCATTATAAAATTCACGAAGTTCTTTAATAAACTTTGTTTGCATAAACTTATCTGTATCTTTAATATTTGGTGCAGTTGGTTTAAAGTTGTAGCGAATTCTTTCTCCATCCATTGCTCCTGCATATCCAATTAAGTATGGGCCTATTTTCCAAACTTTTGGTGCTTCTAAAGCAAGAATAGTTCCATCATCTGATGCGCCACGATCTCCAGCCATGTAAATTTTATCTTCATGTTTTACTACAGCAATACAAGTCATGACAAAGCCCTCTCCAGATAGATATACTTAAGTATACCATTGCCCAAAGAGGGCTGTCAACTAAGGTCAATAATGACTAATTAGCCTTTTTATCTACCGTTTTAAATGCATCATTGATCTCTGTCAATGTGAGTTTTCCATCGTCCAAAAAAGCCCTTGCCAGTCTTTCAATTACTGTTGCTACGCCTAATAGTCCTGCTAAGAATACTGCCTGCATAGTATCAATTCCTACTACTGCTCCTGCTCCTAGAACTGATAGACCTGATGCTGCAAATACCGCAAGAATTCTCATCAAGATATTAGTGATTGCCTTTTGTGGGTGCTCCTTCTTGGGAGGCTCTACTATCTTTTTAGTTGCCATATTTAGTCCTCCTTTCTTAGCGGGATTGTGATAAGCCATATAACTGTGGTTGCAAGCACTGCAATACCAACAATGTCTCTTGCTGATCCCGTCAAAGTTAACCATGCAATAAAGAAGCCAAGGAGGGTAAATGCCTGTGCAATTAATTCCATTCCTGCATCTCTAAACCATTTAACTAATCCCTTTAGCATTTTGCCTACTAGGTTGATGGCTTTATTGATTATTTTCATTTGTTCCTCCTTATCATTGCCCCTGCAATTTGTGATGCAATGACCACTGGGACAATTACTTCTTGTGCTTTTTCTCTCTGATCATCTGTCATATCCATACCTAACTCAGAGAAATTAGATAACAATTCTATTGGGTCAACCGAAAACACTGCTCCAAGCGGATCTGCTAAGAATGCTTCTGTTTGTACTTCTGTTGTTGCATCTGCTAATGTAAATGGCATCGGTGTGTCTCCTGCATCCCCTGCTCTTTCTGCGAACTCAACAAATGCTGATGCTACTGCAGGATCTGACTTCATTGCCTCTGCCACCTTTGCAACTTCTGCTGCAGAAATACCAAGGTTTTTTGCAACCTCTGATTTGGCTTCTTGCGTTAAAGACTTAAGTGTTTGACTTACTGCTGCTGTCTGTTCTACAGAAAGTTTAACTAATTTGTTATCCCTGCTTGTAAGGTTTGCAATAATGCCAGATAAATCTTCTGCATTTCCTGTACCCTTTTGTGGGATCAATGCTGCTAACTCTGCATCCTTTATAACTGGATCAATATTTTCTGCTGGTTTAAAGTCTGGTCTTGGTAATGGTTTTGTCTCAGGTGGCTCTGGAGTAGGCTCTGGCTTTGGTTGAGGGCTTGGGGTGGGTGTAGGCTTAGGCTCTTCTGGTTTTGGCTTATCAGTAGGCTCTGGCTTTGGCTTGTCTGTTGGTTCTGGTTTAGGTCCTGGCTCTGTAGGCTTTGGTCCTGGCTGTGTAGGCTTTGGTCCTGGTTCTTCTGTAGCAGTATTGTTAGTTGGCTTTGGTTCTGGCTTCTCTGTTGGTGGTGCGGAGGGCTTTGGCTTTTCTGGTTCAACAGTTGGCTTTGGGGAAGGTTCTGGTTTTGGTTGATTTGCTGCAGCGTTTGCTGCTGCTTGAGCAATTGCTCTTTGAATTTCTCTTTGTGACTGCTCATAATAGTAACGCCATGCGTCATCAATTGCACTGTTAACATCAAGTATTGCGTTATTAAAATTAGATATAGAATTATTTTTTTCAGATAAAGCATCTTCTGTATCATTAACAGCATTTTCATACTCAGATGTTTTATTAGTTAACTCTTGACTATATGAATTTAATGTTGCAACCTCTTGATTATAAATATTTAATTTATCATTATATTCTTGCTGTGCTACATTCTTTAGAATTAATGCTGATTGATAATCTGCAGTCTGTGTTGCACTTGCTCCAGACCCAGAAGAAAATGTATTTAAATTACAACTAAAGTTTTGTCCCCATACTCTTGGGCTTCCAGAATAATCACACCCTGCACCAGTCCATCCTCCAGGGATAGCCCAACCAAGATGATAAGATCCTGGTCCTCCACCGTTGTACCACCAAATCTCTACATTTAATGCTTTCTCTTCACTGAAATCGTATGTCCGTGAATATGCACTCCATGTTGTTCCCTGCTCCCGCCAATTGTTTATTGCTAACTCTCCATTGATATACATTCTAAAACCATCATCTGTATATCCTGCAAAATATGTTGATGTAAACCATGAAGGAACTGTTATTTTGCCAGTAAATTTAACAATAAAATTCTGATACCGATTTCCGCAAACTGGTAGTTGCATATAGTTTGAATTCCAGGTACCACTGCACAGCAATTGATCTGTGGCTGCTTGTCCATTAACTCTAATTAAACTGTAGACATCATATCTTAAACCAGAACCATCTGCGCCACTCAATGCTTCCTGGGCAGTTGATAGATTAATGTTGGCTAAATCAAGAGCATCTTTAGCATTATTCTTATTTGTTAGGGCAGTGGCTACTATTGCTGTCTGACCATCTACATTAGACTGAGCAAGATCTTTTGCTTCCAGTGCTAGGTCTTCTGCATCAACTGCATCATCATAATTTTTAATTCCTAGGTCTCTGACATCCCGTAGATTTTTAGCATACATAAACTTATTCTCTGCTATATCAATTAGGTTGATTAGACCATCTTTGTAGTCTAATTTATCCACTGCGCTATTAAGGTTTTCAATTTGTTTTGCTGCTACTGTTAAGGAATCGTCAGAGTGAGCATCTTGTGGGGATATTAATAGCCATCCAAAAGCCAATATTGACGCTATTATTGTACGTACTAGTCTTTTAATTTGCCTTTCCCCCTTAGAGACAAGATGTCTACTAGGATGATTATACCATTTTATTGCACAAAAAAGGGGCTACCGTAATTGGTAACCCCTTTAGTGTTGGACTAATTACTTAACTAAAGTAACCTTAGCCTTTGGATTCTTTGCATTCCACTGTTTAGCAAGTGCATTGAATGATGCCTTAAGATTTGCAATTGTAGCAGCATTATCTGCAGTCAACTTAGCAATCTGTGCATCCTTAGCAACTACAACTGCATCGTGTGCAGTCTTTGCATCAGCAAGTGCCTTTGCAGAAGCAGCCTTCTCTGCTGCAAGAGCAGCATCTGAAGCAACCTTAGCAGTAGCAGCATCAGCGTTAGCCTTTACAACTGCAGCATCTGCAATAGCCTTAGCAGCAAGTGCTGCATCCTTAGCAGCAACCTGTGCAGCAAGTTCTGATACTAGATCACGAACTGCAATTTCTGCAAATGGTGCAAGTGCACGAGCGGGAAGACCAACTACATCTGCAGTTGTTGCATCAGATGATGTTGTTGGTGCAAATGTGATTAGTGAGCGTGTTCCAGTTGTTGGAAGTGTTGCCTTAAATGTAGCAACTCCAAAGTCTGAAAGTGTAGCGCCAGTTGTTGCTGTTGCTGTATCTAGTGTTGCTGTAGCAGCAAATACTGTTGCAGTAATTGACTTACCTGATACCTTGTTACCAAATGTATCTGTTGCAGTTACTGTAATATCTTGCTTTGTACCAGCAGCACCAGCAGCAGGAGCAGATACTGTAAGATTATTAATCTTACCAGCAGTTCCCTGTACGTAGTATGTAAGTTGTGTTCCACCATTGGTGATTACAACTGTACCAATTGCTGTTGTCTTTGTGTAGACATAAAATGTTGCTGTTGTTCCTGTACCAGTTGCAACTGTCAAAGA